TCCTGTGCAATACCACTTAGTGTATCACCACGTTTTACTTCATAACTGCCGCCACCTGGCAGTGTAATTTTTTGACCCGGATAAATTTTATCAGGATTTTCAATGCCACTTAGTTTAGCGAGTGTGTTGTAAGTTACACGCTCATTTAATTCTTCACCTTCGGGTATATCTGTAATTGCAAAATCTGTAGCAGTATACTTGTCAGGTGTCATATCTTTTATACCTGCCTTCATCATTGCATATGAAAGCAAATCATCATCATCTTTTATACCCATCTTAGCAAGTCTTGCAGCACCTTTTTTAGTTTGCATCATTTGATTTGCTGTTGCACTAATCTTTTCCATGTCGACACCAGAGGCTGAAAGTGCATCAAGATTCTTTTGATAGGCTGCATCATATTCTGCTTTTGTAGCATAGCCAGCCGCTTTGCTTGCTGCTCTTTGTTGTTTTGCAAAATCTGCAACATCCTTGTACATGTCTGCTTTTGTTGGAGGTGGTGCTTTACCTGTTGTTGCTTGTCTTACTGCAGCAACGTCTGCTTTTGCGGCTGCTCGCATTGCGTCACGTTCTTGCTGTGTAATTTCATTTAGTGCATCAATTGCTTTGTATAAGTCTTTCATTATTTCTTACCTCTATCTGACATCATACTTGCTGTAGAAGGTTCTTCTGTCTTTGGACCACTGTAATCCTGTTTATCTGAAAATACTGCAGCATATTCCATCTTACGACTTTCAATAGCCTTAAGCATGTTCTCGTTGTAGTCATCACCAAAACTGTCTTTAGCATTGTTTGAATCTTCATAATCTGTTTCAAGCACTGACTCGTATTCTTGTTCTTTCACTGCTTCTTCACGAGCAATTTCTTCAGGATGGTCACTGCTAATAACTACCAAATGACTTGCAGGGACGCCAACTGTTTGACTAATATATTCATATAATTGATGTGCAGTCACAGGATACTTTAGTTCAGCATCCATGATAAACACTTCTGAATTTTGTAGTGTTTGAAAATCCATGGGATGTTCTTGTATTGGAGTTTTCTTTGGTTTACTAATACTTGAAATTTCATATTTCTCAAGTGCAGATTCCAGTGCATCCATTGTTTCGTCATCGCATTTTTTAGCCATTTTAATGCGAAACTTATATGTATGTTCGCTTTCTACAAGATAACTTCTAAAACTTTTCATTGGTGTATTCCTTGTTGTAATAGTGTATTTATTACTTTTGTTCAGTATTCCTGCCTAAGATTTCCATTAAAAGTTTATTACGATCCACTGGGTGGCCATCACCATCTTCAGTATCTTCACCATTGGCTTTTGCTTCTCGAGCAAGTCTAGCATCTAATGTTGCTTTTTTTAGTTGTAAGTCAACCATGCGCAGTTTTTTGTTAATCTTTGCACTCTTTGCACTAAGAGCTGTGTCTAACATCCGACTTGCATTGTTAAAAATCTCACCACTAAAACGTGCCTCTACATTCATACCTAAATCCATTAAGTCTTTGAATGTATCTTGTGCCAATTGTGCAATGTTATCCATTTCTTTGTCGCTTGTATCAAGTTCACGCACACTAGGTAATGCTGCATCAATTTTGTCTACGTTAGTCAATGCTGTTTGTATTTGTGGCAAGTCTTTGGCAGTCACAGTTTCTACTACATTGCTGTTTTCTTGAACTGTAATATCTAGTTCGTCTGTAGGTGCTACATCAAATAATTCTTCTAATTTCTTTGTCATAATAATAGTTATCCTTAGCGTTTGCCGTTGTGGAAAATATCGTCTTCTGTTACAACTCTAAAACGCAAGCCTTTATGCTTTGCCCATTTTGCTGCTGCTTCCCACTTTGCGTGATTGATAGCAATAGCAAGTTTTTCTTTTTCACGAGTCTTTTCAGTAAGCATGGTCTGTGCTTTGGGTTTTATTTCAATCAGTTCTGCGTGTTTATTACCTCGTTTGTCTTGGTACATTACAACAAAGTCAGGCACATACACAGTGCCTTTACCTGTAAGTGGATTACGATAAGGTATTTGTATTGCTTCACTTGCCCAACTTATTACACTGGGATTATTGTCACAAAAACGCATAAATGCATGTTCCCAAGCACTGCGGTATCTCGGCTCTTTATTGCCACTATATTTGTCAGGATTTGAAATACTGTATATGCCATTTGCATATTTGTTGCGACTAAACATTTACGCCTCCGTTTGGCGTTTTATATTTTCCGTTGGAGTAATGCCGGCTTCATATCCTAGTAGACTACTACCTCTTCTGCTTAGATTAATAAAAGTAGGCACTGCTTCTTTTAAATTAGTGCTATTTTGGAAGTTCTCTATAACATCAATAGCATAAACATCTAATTCGTTTGCAGCCTGTATTACAGCCGCAGTCAATGCAGCCGCAGCTTGTTCATTGTCTGTGCGTTGAACGAAAAAACTTTTGACTAGCTCGTAGTCATTGTCTGTCATTTTTATTTGACTGTTGAAATAGTTAGTGAAATAGTCCTGCACACGTTGATCGAAATTACTTGTAGGATCTTTTACAGGTAAGTTAGTACTTTGAGCCATGTCATTACAATCTTTCTAATCTTATTTGTTCTCGAATATTGTTTTTTTCACCGTCAGGCACGCTAGGATCTCTTAAACGCTGTTGCAGTTGCGATAGCCTTTGTGCTCTTGTACCTGCTGTATTAGTAGTGCTAAAAACAGGTTTTGTGTTACTTATTGTGTTTGGCGATGCAATCGATCCATTGTTTTTTGGAATAGTATTTGCAAATCCTATATTAGATTGGTTAGTAGAATTTGATGTCCCAGAAAATTTATTGCTGGTAATATTTTGTCCCTGAGACTTGATAACATTGCCTGAGAAAAAATTAGTAACACTGTTAACAATATTATCTGGACCTACAAAACTATCTTCTAGTAGTTGCTTGCCAAATCCAGTGACTGGTACGAGAACATTACTTGTAAGTTTTTTACCAGAAATTGCATTATTGGCAAGAATACTCAATGTATCCGATAAAACATTTCCTGTTAGCACTTGTTTTTCGCTTCCATAAACAATTTCTGCATCCTTAATTACACCAATAAGATTACCTCGAAATAAATCTTTGCTCTCTTGTCCACTTACATTTTGCAATGACCCATTGATAAATGCTGTATTTTCACTATTAACAGGAGCAATGTCACTACGTTCTACATCATAATGGATATCACCAAAGCCGCGAGGTGTAATTTCATTTACAAATCCTGTGGCATACTTCACAGTTTCGTATGCAAACTGTACACTATGTTGCATAAAACTAGGATTAGCATATGCATGACTATCATGATTAAAAGCAGTAATAATTGGATTTATCAATGTATATTCAGCAAACCTATGATTGTGCATGCTATAAATCTTAATGTCTTTAAAGAATCTTTTGTTGCCTCTTTGAAATCCCCACTGTTGTTGTACTCTTTCGTTATATTTGTCATATGGAGTATAACTATTGCTGTTTAATTCATATGTAGGATCAGCGTTATAGAAAGTATAGTAGGTATGCCATAAATTACGAATTAACTCTTTTACATCATCATGAAATACCGCAGTAATAGGTTGATACTGCATTCCATGATGACTTTGCACTTTTCTATTGTACTGGTTATGAGTTTGAACATCAATTGTATATTGAGGCAAATCTATACTTTTAACAAGTATGGGAATTTCTAATTTATCAATTGTGTTAAAAAGTGTAGCTGCTTCGCTAGTAAAACTGAACACAACATGAAAAAGATTACTATGTCTAGGTTGTAATTCAAAATTATTGTCAACAAAAGTGCGCGACGCATGTTTATAGTCGCGCATTGTATCTGTTGCATTTAAAGGCTGTAATTGACTGTTTACACTAGCCATCGGAAAAAACTCCTATTAGCCTGTAATAGTTTGACCTAGTGTTCTCGCTACACTTGCACCTACGCCTTCACCAAGTGGTGTTTGCACAGCGTTGTCAAATCTTAGGTTCATAGTAACCGTTGCCGCATCGTTACTAGCATAGTTAAGATCGCCGTAGTTTACACTTGTAATGAAACAACCATACATTTCCCAAGTTTCAAGCACACTAGGTGCATTAGCACCATTACCACCGTCTAGTAATTCAAAACGTGTGATAAATTTGTAATCAATACCTGAACTTGCACTGCTCTGTTCCATAAAATCAAACTGCTTCTGCAATTGCTCTCCTACCAATTTAGTAACACCACCGTTGACATCGTCACGCAAATTGACTGTGACAGGGCTCCAAGTGTGCTTACCAATTAAATAAGTTCTACTGTTGTAGATCTCAATTGGAAGTTCGTCAAATGTAACTTCTGGGCGAGTAATATCCATTACCTGCTTTGTAAGTTCTGTACGTGGAGTACTAATACCAAAGTTCTCAAATGACGCACGAAAGCGATATTTAAGTTTTGGCATCAACAAGCCTTGGCTGGCCGCGCTCTGATCACCGTCAATAGGTACTGTAAATTTGGTTAATGATGAAACTGACATTTCATTCTGCTCCTAATAATTATAAAAGTATTTATCTAATTTGACTCATAAAAAATGGGGGGTATGGTTAACCCCCCACTTTTTGTTGGTTTTTATACTGAATTTGCAGACGCTGTGTTTCCGCTTGCAATTTCACCTGTATTTTTAAGTCTAATAGGAATGAAGATAAATTCTGCTGCCTTAGTAGGCTCAATAGCAACATCAACGTATAGTTCGTTGCGATCAATTCTATCTGGAGTATTATTTGTCTCATCACAAACAACCAGGTAATCAAATACACCACGTTTTGCTACCAAATCATTAAGAGTTTGTTCAACTTGCTGCTTTAGCTCATCTCTTGTGATCTTATCGTTTGGCTCAAAAACAAAGCCTGTTGCAATCGATTGCAGTTGACTTCTAAGGTAACCTGTAAGACGTGCTACGTTTATACGATCTAATGCACTAGGTGTCGTTGCACGAGTTTTGTTGCCGTAGTTAAGAATACCACTTCCATTAAAGAATGCAATTGGATTAATTCTGTTTGTATAAAGTGTGTCTCTTACACTTTCACGAATGTTATCATTTACAAACGCACCTGTTGCACTGTTAATATATCCAATACTTGCAACGTTGTCTACTAGACCACGTCTTGTGCCTGCTGGTGCAAACCACTGGAAACTAATATCATCACTTCTAGCAATTGTGCGTAGCATCGCATGACTTGCTGGAACAATGACTGTGTTGCCACTGAGATCATTGGTTGATGCACTAGGATAAAATACACCTAAATAAGGATCACTAGTTACCATTCCATCTTCGCCGTTGTCTGTAGCAGCCGCAGAATTTGTAGCCCAATTTTCAAGAGCAGTGCTTGTTGCCGCTAATCTCATTGGAGTATCGCCAACTACAAAACATGTTTGACGTCTGTCGTTATTAAGACTAACCATGTTACTAATCAGTTCTGGATATCCCGGTGCTGCAATAAGATTGAATGTTCTAGAATCTTCTCGTAATTCTGCACTAGCATCTAGTGCTGATTTCATTGCATTAGTAACAATTTTGCGTACTGCTTTACGTCCAAATACACTACCACTCTGTGTTACCCATGCATCCTTTTCAGTAGGGAGTGTTGGATAAGCACTTGTATCACTAAAGTTAGTGCGTGAGAAGTAATCACTTCTAAACTGTTTTACGCCATATGTGCTACGACGTGTGTTAAACAGTAGCATACCACGTGGATAAATTGTAGGATCCGGCTTATCAATATCTAAATAATCACTTGTTAAAAGTGTAGCAGTTGTTGGAATATCACCTGTTACAACATCAGTTGTGCCATCACCTATGAAACGTGCATCACCAAATAGTATGCCATTTTCAGTTGTGTTGTCTGTTTTATCAATTGCCACCCAACGCTGTTCTCCACTTACTGTCTGATATCTATATAGTGAAGGATAGTTTTCCAAATCACTTGTATCAATCCAAAGATCACCATTTACTAGTGCAGTGTCATCGCTTTGAGTAGTTGGTGCTAGTGTGCTAAAGATAACACCGTCTGGACTTGTATCGCCAAGTGCAAAACCTCTTGTGTCAGTTATATTTTGATAACCTCTCCAAGTTGTTCCATCGTGTACTAGGATGTCTGCTTCAAATCCGCCTGTATACCAATATGTCTCATCTGCAGGATTTGCACTAGGAGCACTTACACTTGCAGTATATGTGTCTGCAATCCAGTTACTCAAAATAATGTCACTGTTGTTACCTGCACGAACCTGCTTTGTTGTAATACTTGTTGTAATACCTGCATCTACTAGTGGAGTGCCACTTGTATCTTTTAGTATAATTACACCGCCTGCTCCATGCGAAATTACAAGATAACCAGCACTATTAACACTTGCACTTACATTAGCAACGTTTGCACCGTTAATGTCACTTGCCATATTTGCTAGGCTTGTTCCACTTAGTACCACTGTAACTGCTGTTGTTAGTGTTGTACTATTTGCCGCACTTGCTTGTATAGTGAATGTTTCACTTGCTGTAAGAGGATTTGCGCTGTT